GGTAGAGATAAGGTAGCTGTTCATAGTCCGGCTCTTGCCGGTCTTTACCAGATAGCGCTGGCGCTCCATCGTGCGCAGCCCCTCGGTGATCTCGAACGGGATCGGAGAGATCTCGCGGGCTTTCTTTGCGAGGGCAATCAGGTTGGCGTCCACGCCGCGCATACGGGCGATGGATGTTGCGTTGAGTTTTGTCATCGGTCGACCTTTTTGGCCAGCATATCGCGGATCGTGTCCAGCTTGGCGAATACCTGGCTGAGCGTGTGGTTGAACTCGTCGCGGGTGACGTAGCGCCCGGCGACCAGCACCTCAATCTCACCGACCTTCTCGGCCAGCTCCTTGTCGGCTTTCTGTAGCTCTTTAACAGCCGTCCAGACGGTGTTGAGGATCCAGCCGCCCAGCGCGCCAATGACGGCCACAGCCACGTCAAAGAAGATCTGTGTTTCGCTCGTCATCACCGTGCCATCGCGTTCTGGTTTTGAGATTGCGTCATTACATTTATAGCGCCAACAGCGCGGCGAGCACGCGTTTCAGGCGTCAATGGCGCTCGCTCGCCGCGAATCTTTGCAACGCCGCGCTCAGTCGCTTTTTGATACTCTCGCGCTTTAGCGATGGCGCGGTTAAGCTCGGCTGGGTCCTGCATCATCAAACCGATTTCAGTTGCAAGTTTTTCATCTATCTTGCCAAGCGTTCTCTTAACGATAGTGTTTGCGATAGTCCACGCGCGGTTAAGAAACGGAATGTTAAGGCCGCCAGATATCTTGGCCGACGCTAATTCTTTTGCGCCCTCTGATGCAGCGCGGCCAAATGCCGCTTGTTCTTTAGCCAACTGATTACGCCGAAACTCTTCGCGTATGTCGTTGACAACTTTCATTTCTGACGGCTCTAGAATATCTTCTAGCCGGTCAAAAAATTGCTGCCCTGTTGCGCGTTTTATAGTGCGCGGTGCAGCCTCGATCGCGCCGGCAAAGGTGCTCGCCCGTGTAGCCTCCCCAGTCAAAGGTTTTGTCAACGCTCGCTGGAGTTCCTGCGCAATTTGCATACGGTTAATCGGTACGCTCTGCGCGGCGTATTGAACCCGCGCGTTATTATATGCGTCGTTATTTTTTAGTTGGTCCAAAAACTTTTTGCGCGTTTCAGAAATAGCTTTCACTTCCGTTGCGCCAATTCCAAATTCCACGGGGTCGCGGATCATGTCGTCCAGCGCCATCTTCACATAATGAAGACTTTCAACCGGGTATTGCGCCGTTTCAGCAGGTATCTCACGGCGAAATGGTCGGCCAAACTCATCTACGATTGATGATTCAACCACGCTGGCGGGCTTTGTCTCGCCGATCTGAAAAGGCCGCCCGCGTTCCGCTGCAATTTTTGCGGCGTGGCCAAATGCGGCGCGCATTGATGGCTTGCCCAGAACAGCCGCTATCTCCGGCGTTTCTGGCATAATTTGCTTAAACGCACGCCCATAGTTAGCTGCCGCTTCAGCCGACCGCGCTTGTTCTAACGCCGCCAGATCCTCTGGTGTGCCAGCGATCCCAGCCATACGTTCCGCGCGTGCTTGCTCTTGCGCCAACTGCGCTGCGCGTGTTTCCGTTGGCACAACGCTCAGCGCCGATTCAGCCGCCGCCTGCGCCAGCGGTGCGTTTACATCGGCCAATGCTTGCGGAACACTCATGCCTGGCGCGGCAGCGACAAGCGCGTTCTCAATTTCGGGAGCGCCAAACGCCTCGGAAACAAAACGATTCTTGGGCGAAAACGCGCCGCGAACCATAGGATATGCTTTTGCTGTAATAACGCGCGCAGGCGCAAGCGCCACGCGGCCAACAGCCTGAGCGGCTCCGCCAGCAAGTGACGGGACGCCTGCAACGTCTGTAACGAATCGCCCCGGTTGGGATACGGCCGTCCTGTAAACGGCCTCCGGCGAACCATAGGCTTTTGCATAGCTAGCCATGATATTGGCCGGCATATTTTCTAATTGCGCGCGCGCCTCTTCGTCACCAAAAGCGCTTTTAACAGCCATTACAGGGAGCGCTACCGCGCCTCGGGCCGTTTCAGCAAGGGGCTCAAGTGGCCGTCCTTCCATAACAGGTTTGGCGTATTGTCGCGCGGCCAGCCCCGCACCGCCGCCAATCAATGCGCCAATGTCAAGAAGATTACTGATAGCCTCTTCACCAGTCTTGGGTGCGACACCAAAAAATGGTTTTTCAAATACGGGAGAAACTGACTTCTCCGCAGGAATGCCACCATACTGAGAGATGATGTCCGAATAGTCAGACGCTGGCGTGCCGCCATATTGAGAGATGATGTCGGAGTAGTCAGCCATCAGCGGCCTCCGCGCGCGGCTATGGCGGCGCGGACCTTATCCGCGACGCTGGCCGGAAACTTGTGCGGCCCCTTGCCGGGGATGTCGATTGTGACCATTTCCTCGCCGCCGGCTTGACCCCGCCGTGCCGAGATTATCTTGGCCTCTTCTTTTGGTGCGTTATACAACGCTTCTCCAGAACCAAATTGTTCGTTCAAGCTGTTAAGATTACGAAAAGCGCTGCTGACGTTTGCGATGTTGTCAGGGTCCGACAACGCGCCAAGAAGGCGCTTGCTCTCTTCGTTAGAGTCAAAGTTCTTGCCTTGCAGCCCCGCCGCCGCAGCAAACTGCGGTATCGCGGTCGTAATGCGCGACTTCAAATTATCCACAATGGCCTGACGTTCAGAGGCTTTCAATTTACCAAAGAACTCTCCGAGAAACGTCTTGTTGCCGAGAGATGACAATCGCTCCCCAACATTTTCGCCGGGCACAGTAATACCGTAGTTTTTGGCCAGCTCAATATAGTCCGAACCAATACCCGTCAATGTTTTGGAGAACCTGTATTTTCCGATTGCTTCGCGCTCGCGTCCAAGGGGCGCAGTCCGCCGGATTTGTTCCTCAATAGCCATTTCTTTCTGCGCTGCCATAACCTGCGGCGGCAACTGGAAATCCCCACCCGCAGGCGCGCGCCCGATAGGCGCGTTAGGGCCGCGAACGGTCGGCGCGGCGGGTTCAGGACTCATGGCCGTCTGTTGCCCAAACGGAATTTCCGGTAGTTTTGACACACCGCGCGGCGTTGTTATCATACCCGGCATATCCGCAGTAGGCGGCGTAATAACTTGCGCGCGCTTGCGCTCTATTTCTTTGGCAAGCGCCGCCTGCGCGCTTTGCGTGGTCGTGTAAAGTCCGCTGACTTTCTCAGGGTCATAGCCGCCTTTGACCAGCGCTTTTACGCTAGAAGGAATTTCTGCGTGAGTAAGAACAAAATCTTGAAGTTCGTTATACCCTTCGCCGCCCGGTCCAACGCGCGCGGCCAACTCTCCGACGTTAGCCAAGAGCGCGCTGTCAGCTTCCAAAGATGACTTTTTGGCCTCCGAACGCTGTTTCCCCGCCCCCGCCAGATGCTCTTGTGTCATAGCGCTATAGTATGGCTGCTGCATACGAACGCGCGCGCCCGTTTCGAACAACTGCCGCGCGGCATCAATATCTCCTGCGCGCGCAATTTGCTGATACGCGCCGGGAGCGGCGATGTCGAAACCGGGCTGCGCCAGAAGATTTTGAAGGGCCTGCTGCGCCTGCGCTTTTCGCTGATACTCAGCCATCTGCATCTGCGCCAGCGCGTTCTGCTGCTGGCGGTAGTCCATCGCCTGCATCTGCGCAAAAGCGTTCAGAGGATCAAAGCCACCGCCTGATACCTGCGGGACCTGCGCGGCAATGTCGTAGCGAACGGGCATCGTTACCTCTTAAAAGCCAAGAAAACCGAAGGCGCCGGTATTATCGGACAGTTGCGGCCCATAAGCCATACCGGCATTTCTATTAAATCCGCCGATAGACCCCGCGCGTTGCGGCGCGAAGCGGTCCATCATGCTGTAGGCCAGATAGTTCTGGGCCGGAGCCTGAAGCGCCTGCGACAGCGCCGACGCGCCGCCCATATAGCCGGACGCTCTGGCCTGCCCCACATTCTCAAGACCCTGCCCAAGCGCCTGACCGCCCGCCAGCATGGTGTTGGCCATATTGGCGCCGGTGCTGACAGCCTGCTGGCCCAGCCCCTGCGCGACGCCCGCGCCGCGCCCGGCCAGACCGGACATAGCCTCGGCGGCCTGCTGACGATTGGCCATGAAGCGGTTATAGGCGTTCTGGTATTCCTGCGTGCCCATGCCCTGACCGAACTCGGTCGCAGCCTTCAGAGCGGCGCCGGACTGGAGCCCAGCCCGAGCTGCTGCGGAGGCGTTCACGCCGCGCATACCCTGCTCAAACCGGAACTGATAGCCGGGGTCCATCTGAAGCTGGGCGAACGTCGGCATCTCGGCGTAGCTGCCGTAGCCAGCCGCGCCAGTCCTGCCGCTCGTGCCGTAGAGATCCGCTAGCCGGTTGGTCGCCCCGACGCCGCCCTGCCGGAACGGCTCCTGAAGCTCGACCGCCTTGTCGAACATCTGCTGCTGCTGCTGTCGAGCGGCCTCGGCCTGCTGCGCCTGAATGAGCGCCGACATCATGGCGGCGTTGGACTGCGCGCCCGCAGCCTGTCCGGCAGCGCGCTGGCCAAGGATTCCGCTGCCGACGCTGGCTGCGGTGCCTCCCAGCATTGCTATCGTGAAAGGGTCCATTTCAGCCTCACTCGTAGAAGATATTAATGCTGCCAGCGTCATAGTTAGCCGTGCATTGGATGCGTATTTGCGTAAGAACCCCGGCCAATGTTTTCGAAGAGGTCGCCATACACCAGCTATTACCGGAAGCGCCGCCGAATATGGTAGATGACCCTACCCATGTATTACCCGTCAAATTAGTAAATACGGCATGACCAGAGATAGTCCACGTAGCTGTAGTGGTCGCCGAGGCGGGCATAAGAATATGCTGAGTCGTGCTGCCGGTATTGGCGAGCGTAGTTGTAGCGGCGCTAAGTGACGAAGAAGTATAGCCCGTAGCTTCAAAGCCAGACGCAGTGCCTAACTGCACCCAAAAATCAACACTGGTGTTAATAGAACTTATTTCCGACAAAGCGACAGTGATGCGCTTAACCCAGGACGGAATAGACCCGAATGAGACTGTAGTTGTGGATGTGGGTGTTACCGCTGTGCCAGCCGTGATGGGGCGGTATTGACCCTCTATAAGGCTGTCTTTTAGCAGCACACCGTCAATAGTAACGCCCGATGCAACCGTGTATTCATTGATAGTATTGGTGACTACTGACGTAGTGCCGGTAAAGGTTGGCGCGCTAAAGCCGAGCGTCGCTCCGGCTCTGGCGCGCTCAACACCATTAGTAGACAACACCAGATCGCGCGTGCTTTCAGCGCTAAGTGTAGTTTCGGTATTGGTCGGCGTGACCTTGAAATATGCCGTTCCGCCAGAAGAGGTGAACAGTAAATTGCCATTGGCTACAGTCAGAAGTTCGGACGGCGCCGTCGTCCCTACGCCCAACCGGCCCTGATTATCTACGACAGTCGGCGTCGAGTCCGGGTCCGCCTCGTCCTGAACGCGAAGCGCCAGACCCGTGCCGGTCTGGGTGATCTTGAGCGCCGGGCTGGACGAACTGGTGTCAATCGTTACGTTGCCGGACAGGGCCGGCGATACGCCTGAGATTGGCGCAGAGATATAATCGACCGTCCAGATCTCAACGTCGTTGGCGTCGGTCAGCTTGAACTTGAAGTTCGCGCCGCTCAGCCAGATGCTGGCCTCGCCCCGAGCGTTCAGGATCACAGGGTTAGGATTGGCCGTAGCGCCAGTGTTGTCAGTGTAGGTCGCCTGCGGCGTCGTCGTGCCTGCCTGATAGGTGTAGACCTTTCCGCCCACCAACGGCTCGCCGTTGATGTCGAAAAACTGCATCTTGGGGGATGGGGTAAGAACCGCCATTATTCACCTATATTGCACGACACGGTCAGGATGACCGAAGGAATGGCCGGGCAAAACGCAGTCGCCGGATCGGCCAAAATCCGTATGCCCGTATTGGAGGTCGCCCACATTAGCTCAAAATAGTCACCTGTATTCATTCTTAACACAAAATTCCACGCCGCAACATAGGCTTGATTAGAGCCCTGAGTGTGAACTTTTGTAGCCGAATCAGGCACATCGACGCCGTTTATTCTGGGCCAGATGTAAACGTCCTTCGCCGTTCCAGTCGTGCTTTCCAACTGAAGTGAGAACTGGAAATTATACGCTCCGGGTCTGTCTACATATATGCGAGAGGTTGGCGTGCCGCGGTAAGCGCCAGCCGACAGATCGGTATTGCTGAACGTAATGGGATATGCCGTATTTGGGGCCGCCGCGCTCTGGTCAGTCGAATCGTGAAACGCGCCGTAGCGCAGAGACCCGCTGCCGAGGATAGCGAAGGTATTGTAAAGAAACCGATACCACTCGCGCGAGATCAGATCCGTAAACGTGATCGGGACGCGAGACGCCGGAATCCGAGTGATATTTTCAGGCATTGGTCGGGCTCAGAATAAGCTCGGCGCCCATGATTGCGATCTTGACCGGATCAGTGCCGGAGATCTCATAGACGCGGTCGCGCAGCTTCTGCGTCATGCCCAGCCGCCGCCAGATAACGCGCTTGCCGTATTGTCCGGTCTGGCCCATAGATTTCCAATGTTCGCTCGACCACGTATGACCGCCGTCGTCTGACCAGCGCAGCATGACCTGCGGATCGCTGCCCTGCCCGGTCGAGAGCCCGACGCCCGATTCGCAATCGAGCTGAAGGCTGTGCTGGGCGGTTCGCCTCAGGTCATTCTGCCCGGTTGGCAGAGCCCGCCACGACCGAAGCCACTTCTGAACCAATCCGGCCTCAGAATATACGTTCATATCGTAAGCGTATAGAATACCTGTAACATAGTCGCCAATGACAATCTCATTGGCAAAGTTCATCTGGCATTGACCGAGATGACGGGTGAACTGGTTATTCTCCCACCCTGCCCGTTCGTGCCAGACGCCAGTAGACACGTCAAACACCCACGTCGTGTTGGCGGTCGGGAAGTTCAGCACGTAGAAGGCATGGCCATCTTGCTGATATGTATAGGCGACGGCGTCCGCCAATGTCGAATACTGCTGGATCTGCCATTCTACGGCGTGCGTCGAAACGCGCTCGCCCGTATAGCCTTTGGACCGATAGACGATGCCATTGCCGCGGGCGTCTTTGCCTAGCCAAAACAGAGCGTTGTCCAGCTTGGCGACCGAATATGGAGCCTGACAGCCAATCTCGTTGAACGCACCCTGAATACGGGCAAGCGGAAAGTCAGGAAGCCCGGCGTTATACCAGACCTCGACCGACGTTTGCCCGAACAGCCAGACTTCGCGATGGTCTACAATTAGCGTGACCAGATCGTCCGGCGAGCCCTCTGCGCTGGCAAAGTCAAGCGGATCTACTGACGTGCCGTCATACAACGACGTCACCCAAAACTTCTGGCTGTTTGGCTCGTTGTAAACGAAGTAACCATCCAGAAAACCGACGCCTACGGCGCCGTAAAAGTCTGGATCCGTGATCTGCGCAAATACATCCGTGTTGGCGTTGTAGATGTAGCCGTTGGCGCCGGCCGCAATGAAAAGTTGCGTGCCGTTGTCAACCATATTGACCGGATTAGAACCTGAGACGCCGCCCTTGTCGGTATAGTTCCAGTTCGAATCAATCTGGTAAAAGCGGTTTCCTGACACGGCGTAGGCATAATCGCCATACGTCCAGAGGCCCCGAACCGGGCCAGTTGGAAGCTGCACAAGCTGACGCAGCCCCGGCACGCGCTGAAGGAAGGCAGGCTCTTTCCCTGCGTCGGTAATGATCTCGGGAAACAAATTGACCATACGACTATCAGCCGCGTTAGGGCTGCGTAGAACATACGATGAGCCAAGAATAGGCGTATTCATCAGTAGTTCCCTGCATAGATATTGTAGCGCTGACGCGTGCCGACGATGCTATACGGCAGCGCCATGATGTCATCCGGGTTGTTGATACGCTTCAGATTACGCTTGCTATACATGGCGATTCTCTGCACTTGCGCTGACGGCTCAACGCCAAATTCCGGGGCAAGCTCACAGGCCAGATTGTAGCGCATAGCATT